TTATTCGTTAGGAAAAGTTTCGTCATATCCGAAGGAATGTCCGTAAACGTTCTTGAACGTAAACGTCACTTCCTTGTATTTCTGCCCGTAAATGGTGTCGCTTTTAGGCTCCGTGGCTCCTGAAAGGTACATCAGAACCTTTCTCTTCCTCGCTGTATCACGGTAGGCAATCTTGGAGCCGGAAATGAAAACCATAAAATCAAGGTAAGACTTATCATCCTTGGTGTCATCCTCCAAGAATATCAATGTCAGCTTTATAGTTGTTTGCTTGTGTGCCGGTGTGCTGGAAACATACACCTCAGCCTTACTTGTTTCGGAAAAATCCTCTGCATACATATTTGTAGGCTCTCCATACGAATTAAGGCCTGTACATTCTTTATACCTCAAACCGGGAAAATCTATTTCCAAGTCTTTCCAAACGGCGCCAAGTTCACCGTAACGCATCATATAAAACTTGTAATCATTCATGTCGTTTTATTATAATACACGCAAATATAATTAATTAAATTCATATATTAAAGATTTACTTTAATATTTATCACTATGATGTAGTCTAAACTCGCTTTAATATTAAAGCCTTAATCTTAAAAGTAAAAGAATACTTGAAGTGTACCTTGTATTGCATAGTACTACATCATTACATATTAGACATACCCTTATATAATAAAGGAAAAATGTCTAATCCATAGAAAGAAAGTAACATAAAGAAAGAGTGAGCACAGCGAACACATCACTCCCTTTGATTATTTAAATAAACAAAGGGGAATAAAAGCAATCTGCATAGGAAAGAAGCAACGGAAAACATGAATATCGATATAATGACGGGTAGGATTGTTTTACAAGATATAATAGGAGGTAAATATGAAATATTAAAACATGACAAATCTTGAAAATTCAGAAAAAAAATAAAAAAAATCGGGAGAGGACGGATGTTTACGGCTGCGCTGGCATAGGAGGGGGGGGTATACCCGCAACGCATTGCAACGCTCGTTTGGTTCGTTGCTGACGGCTTTAATAAGGGCGATATAAGGCAAAGAGTGGTAATACGGCACATTGTGAGAATCAAAACAAAACGTTTCTATATCGCATAATATCAAGTGATAAGCGTATATTACGAAGTTTGTTTTTTTGCGAAAATTCAACACCCAAAAAGGTTCAATTTTCTTTGTTTATATGATAATAATTTTGTAATTTTACAGTGTTGAAAGATGAGAGATCCAACCCTACAATATAGGTAGTATATCCATTGATTAGGCAATCGTGATACATGATATATTTACAGATGGAATAAAAATAGAGTCTTAATACTGTAATATTAAGACTCTCAAAGGATCAAGAAACTAAAGTATCCTATTCCTATCACACGGAGCAAAGATACTTTTCTATTTTGATTCTAGCAAATATTCTTCCATTTAATTTTCTTGGTTTGCTGATATTACGATAACATGCATCTACAGATTGTATAGTCTGTATATGGTATTAGTAGTCTATAAATCACGCTGTAAGGTTGAATTATTACCAATATAAATTATATCATTATGAAGACTTTATCAGTATTCCTAAAAGTAGGATGTTGTTTAATTCCTATTAATCTTCTTTCTTTGCTTAGTCTTATGGGTTGTTATATGTTATTTTCTGTATTGTTTTTATTATAGTAAGCGATGTTATATTATACGCGTATACATATTATATACGAATCATTTAATAAGAATAATAATATAATTAGAAAAAGATATGAAAGCAATGAATTTCTACACCGCAAACGGTTGGGCTGGTTCAAACTATGACAGCAAGTTAAGTACTAAGGAAATAGCCGCAAAGGTTAGATCCTATGCAAAGAAGAATTTCCCGGAATTTAAATTCTCCATTACTTCCAGGTGTTCAATGTACGCAGATTCGATATATATCGAATTAAAAACCGGTCCTTGTGTTCCTTTCGTTGAAGGTTCAAGAAGCGCGGGACGTGGTTATATGTCCACAATGTCCAGCGTGAAGGCATGGGAAGACGAGTTAACGCCGGAAATGTTCAAAGTGCTAGACGCTGTTACGACTTATTCAAGTTCTTTCCGTTATGATGATTCGGACGGTATGCAGGACTATTTCGATACTAATTTCTATATCCATATAGAAGTCAGCGATGAATATAAGGTTATAGAACCGAAAGCAAAGAAAAGCGGCGTTAAGCCTGAAAAGGTTGAGGAAGCCAAAGAAGTGGAAGCCGTGACGGTTGAAGGCCTGGAAATCGTGGACTACTCCGAAAAGGCTATAGCGGTATTCGGTGATACGAAGGCTATCAAAGAGCAGTTAAAGGAACTGGGGGGACGCTTTAACCCGGCTTTAAATTATAACGGTGAAAAGCGTGCCGGGTGGATATTCAGCAAAAAGCAGGCGGACAAGGTGCGGGAATTGCTCGCACCTGCAAAGAGCGAAAAAGAAGCGGACGAAAACACTGGCGAAGCGTTACCGCTTGAAAATATCCATTTAACCGAAACGGGCAACTTTAACGGCGTGCGCTATTACGACATTGAAGGTGCGGGAATCATAACCAGCGCGAAAGTACGTGCAGACATACAACCGGGCGATGTTTTTAACGTGTACACAGATAAGGAACGCAAGTACGGCGTAACCTATGACGGTGTAAGCGTGGAAAGCAGTTTAAAGAACGATTTACCCGGTATAATTGAGTTTAACGACAAAATAGAATCGGGCACGCTTAGCGTTTCATCATATTATACCCCGCTTGCTGAAGGAGTGGAATTTTATGAGAAGGAAGTAAAGGGAAAGCGTTACACCGTCAAGGACAAACCGTTAAATCTTGGATATTACGGAATATTAGATAATTTGGACAACTGTATAATAGAATGCTATCCGACTAAGGAAGAAGCCGAAAAAGAGGCGGAAATACTTAACGGGTTTACGGATGGTAACGGACGATTAAAGACGGTCATTTAATTAGCTGAATATGGTTTTGTTGGTTTTGTTATTCGGTGTTGTGATATTCATTTCCGGCACCGACAGGGATAAGCTACGCGAATTTTTAAACAAAAGTGATGAATCAGATAAATTTTAAAGGATATGAAAGAATATAAGTTAACAGTAGAGTTTCACACCGGGGCGCGTTTTTGCTATTACGGTAAAACGAAGAAAGAAGCGTTAGCAGCGTTTAGAAAATCGTTTGGCAACTTTAAAGGCTTTGTAAAAAAGGAGTGGACGATAGAACAAGATTAACCAATGTGGGAAGGCGGAGCGACACCGCCACCGGGAACAAATACTAACTTAAAAACAAAAATAATTATGGAAAGTACTATAAAATTACTTGCAACGGACAAGCAAGCGCAAACGTTGTTCGATAACTATTGCGTTAAACTGATGGAGTTCAAAGGAGATAAAGAGAGCTTCCCAGAAATGGATATGAATAGCAATGCGGTTCACCAATGGCGTGTTATATTGCGTCATAAAGAAGAATTAGGAAAACTTCGTGGGGTATATTCATTTGAAAAACTTGTAAGTATCATTTAATTAAAATCAAAACATCATGCAAACAATAAAAGCTAAAGCAATAGTTAAAGTTACGACCGATTTTGGATATTGGTGTCTAGCTGAAATACGAGGTTTAAAAGAAGGGACTGTTTTAGAAGGTATATACAACCCAGTAAATAAAGCATTTGATTTTTCCTGGAACGGACAAGACGCAATGCTTTGGATAGGTCAAAACGGCGAATTAATAACCGGATAAATTAAGGATATATTGCCACATGTTAGCATAGACGCACGTTGGGTTTTTTTGCCAACATATCATCTTATGACACCCCGGCAGTAATACGGCTGCCGGGATTGTGGAAAAAGGATATTAAAAACGAACATTTAAATAAAGGAGGAAATAATATGTTCATGATTTGCATTATGATTTGGTTAGCTGTTGGAGTAGGTAAGGAGCTGACCGGAAACAACGGTTTTTAAGCCGAATTATCCGCCAAAGGTTCAACGCCTTGCAAGTGGTGCAAGTTCCACGGGCGGAGCAAATTACTAACTAAAACATTTGAATTATGAAAAAGTTTGTAAGCTGGCGAAGGGTCAGCACTAAAAAACAAGAGAAATCAGGTCTTGGACTTGAAGCACAAAAGGATATAATCAGCCACTTTGTAAACACAGAAAAAGGAGAACTCATAGCCGATTTTTGCGAGGCGTACACTGGAAAAGATTTAAACGGTTGTATTGAGCTGAAAAAGGCTATTGAATTTTCAAAGGCTAATGATGCAATATTAATTATAGCAAAAAGCGACCGATTTAGGAATACGATTGAAGCTCTGCAAATATACAATGAAATGGGGGAAGGTAAGATTTATTTCTGTGACCTCCCTCATACAGATAAATTCACGCTCACCATATTCTTTGCCTTAGCTGAAAGGGAAGCAATGCTTATATCTATCAGAACGAAAGCAGCTTTAGCAGTTCAAAAGCGTAAAATCGAGCAAGATGGATATTTCATTTCCAAAGCTGGAAACAAATGCACCTCTTTAGGCGGAACAACCACCGGGCAAACGAAAGGCGGTAAGGTGAACGGGGAAAAGCGGAGGAAAGAAGCGATGGGAAATAGTACTAATCGAATTGTAGGCGAGCTGTTGAAAGATTGTGTAACTCCCCAAGATATTGACAGGGTAGCCAAAAAACTTAACGCTATGGGCTTAAAAACGCACTCAGGGCTTGAATTTACCCGTAACAGGCTCACAGCATTACGGACTAAGATTAATAGACGCACTGAATATGCCCAAAGTATGCTTTAAAACATACTTTGTGAAACGAATTACTGATTTATAAACGATAATTTTGCAAACAAATAACGCTTAGCTATCGGCATGACGGGCAAATATATGAAAATATATACATATAATGAAATAGTAGATAGATTTGGGAAAGACGTAGCAGATAAGGCAATATCAACTGGTG